TGACAAAGGAAGAGATCGAAAACTACGCTCTGCTCGTCATGCAATTGGGGCTGGATGATGAAGGCAATTGGCAGATGGATTATGACAAGGCGAAAAAATTCTACAACAACCTGGCAGATGTCCTGCCTGAGGAAATAGGCGCAGTGCTGTCACCCATGCCGATTAACAAGATCAGTTTTGAAAGAACGCATCCTGGAGCGGTTGATACAATTGCGGAGGCCGAACAGAATTTGTTCACGGCAGCCGGCGTATCCAGTTTGCTGTTCAATAACGCGAAGGCTTCATCCAACGCGCTGCTTTTGTCAATCAAAGCCGACCAAGCCATGACATACAGCGTCGTTAAAAGCATTGAGTGCATGGTAAACAGGTTTATTCACAGGCATGGGTATGGAAAGTATTTTAAGGTTACATTTCTCGACTGTTCAATATTCACACGCAAAGAAGTTGGAGATGCATACCTAAAGGCTGCCACATACGGGTTGCCAACATTGAGTTATTATGCTGCATCACAGGGTCTATCTCAGGACGCATTGGATGGTATGAACTATCTTGAGGATACAGTGCTTGGCTTGAAATCAAGACTGGTTCCATTAAAGAATTCAGCGACTATGAGTTCATCCGATAGCGATCAGGAAAACGAGGTAGGCAGGCCAACAGCGGATATTGGCGACTTAACTGACTCTGGTGAGCAGTCTCAGGAAAGGGATGAAGATTGATGTTCATCTATGTAATGGACTTGGAATCAAAGGCGCTACTGGAAAAGCATGGGTACAAGCTCATCAAGGGAAATGACTCACTTGGAGTGTGGTGTTTTGAGAATAAACATGATTATGAGTTTGAGATAAAGTGCCCATGCGTGATTTCCGATATTCTGACTTTTTAGCGGGGCGATGAATTATGAGTGATATGCGATTCTGGTATCCCGCATCAATCACGCAGATCACTTCAATCAATGATTCATTTGATTCGTGTATGTTGAGCGTGTGTTATGCGGGTAGAAACAGAAATCAATCCAACATTTCGAAAGAGGCAATTGAAAAGGCAATTCCGACAATGGCATATTGCCCATTGGTTGCCAACTATAGTGTTGAATCCGACGAAATAGGCGGTCACGATGTTGACTTTGTAGAAACCGATGCGGGAATAAAAATGGTTAATCTCACAGACGCGATTGGTGTAATACCAGAGAACCCGCAATGGTGCTGGGTAACCAAGACGGACAAGGATGGTGTTGACCGCGACTATCTATGTACGCCGGCCATTATATGGAAGAGGACGCCTGTATATGAAAAGCTGAAAAGGGAAGGCGTAACCGGACAGTCCATGGAGATCAGCGTGAAGGACGGGAGGATTGTAGATGGGCTGTATGACATTTACGACTTCGAGTTTACCGCATTCTGCCTGCTTGGCGATAATGTCGAGCCGTGCTTTGAAGGTGCGCAGGTAGAGATGTTCAGTATGAGCAATCTGTCGGAGCGCCTGAAAGAAATGATGGATGATTTCAAATTGAATTATTCAAAGGTCATAGCCGCTTCGGCGGATGACGATAAAACGCCAAGTGGCGAAGAAAGTAATATGAAAGGAGGGGAAAGCTCCTTGAATTATGTTGAGGAACTTCTGCAGAAATATGGGTTAAATGCTGATGACATTAATTTTGAAATCGGCGATATGTCAAGAGAAGAGCTTGATGGTAAGTTTGCAGAGTTGCATGAAGCTAAATTCGGTGACGATGGAGAAAACACCGGAGGTGATAATTCCGAAGAACAGACCGATACCCAGAGCGGTGACGGCCAGGACGACGCAGGGCAGCAAGATGTCGATCAGGGCGAAGGTGGTCAAGAAGGTGGAGGCCAGGATGATGATGACACCGAGGAAGAGGACGCCCAAGAAGACGACTCCGATGATGCGCCTGCCGGCCAGAGGAAACAGTACCAGCTTACCGGAGGGCAGCTGCTGAGCGGCATTATAGATGCGCTGCATGAAGTAATGTTCACCGATGAATGGGGTGAGTGGGCGAGGTATTGCTACGCCGATTATGACCCGGCTATCAACGAAGTGTATGCTTATGATAATGAAGACTGGAATCTATATGGATTTAAGTATTCAATGAATGGCGATAATGTAGTAATCGACTTTGACAGCAAGACGCGCAAGAGGATTGCGTTTGTTGATTTTGATAATGGAACCGCACAATTCAGCTATAAGCATCTACTTGACAGCGCTAATGCGAAATTTGATGCTCTGGCAAATGAAGTTGCTGGATTGCGAGAGTTTAAACGCAAGACAGAGTCTGCCGCAAGGAACGCAAAGATCGAGGAAGTATTCTCCAAGTTTGTTGATCTGTGTGAGGATCAGAGGTTTATCGATCTAAAGAATAACTGCGACGATATGAGTGTCGAAGACATTGAGGACAAGTGTTTCGCAATACGCGGCAGAAACGCACAGGTCAAGTTTTCACAGAATACACCTGCGATACGCCTGCCGGTTGAAGGCAGGAAGCCAGATACGGCAGATACGAACGAACCGTATAACGGTGTGTTTGTAGAGTTTGGCTTCGATAAAAAATAAAAATGGAGGGAAAAAGAAATGGCTGAAAAATATGCTGTCGTTCGCACCGACAATATGATGGGTACGGATGTTTCTACCTATTTGGATTCCGTGCGATTCTATGATTCTAATAATAAGGAAGCCGCCATTGAGAACGGCAATGTTGTCGTTGTAGGTGACCTGCTTACCGGCGAGCGTGAGATCCACAAGGCTACCACGCCTGCTGCAAACACCGAGCTGAAGAAGATTGGCCTTGTCGCAAATCCTGAGGTCAATTACGACGAGCGCAAACGCAGCCTGGATCAGTATATCAATGACGCTGGACGGAATATCCGCATCTATTATCTGCATTCAGGTGATGAATTTGGCGTGACTATCGAGGGACTGAATGTTGCGAACGGTTATACGCCCAAGGTCGGCGACGCCGTTGAGCTGATGGCCGGCACCAAGTTGAAATTCGTTGCGACTGCTACCAACGGCTCCACTCAGGTTGGCAAGCTGATTGCCATAGAGAAGGCCGGCCGCTATACATACTACGTTGTGCGCGTGGCTTAATTTCTAAAAGGAGGTAAAAAGCAATGGCTGAAATGAATGATATTGTCCAGGTTGCTGTTGACGCTTATCACGGCAATGTGAATAAATACTCTCAAAGCGACTCTATGGAGCTGCTACGCAAGGCTATGGTTGCTGCCAATGGCGGTTCCACCAAGCTGAATTATAAGAACATCCGCGATGGCAAGTGCCAGGGTCTGTTTGCGCTGGTTGAAGAGATTCTGTCTCGTACCGTTGTCGAAGGCCTGCAGGGTTAGACAACAACTGTTTAAGTTGTTATTATAGCTCACGTTCCAAGAAATTGGTTCGAAAAGAAACCTATCGAATTGCTGGAAAACCCTAAAGCTTTATATACCACAGCGTAGCGCTGAAAAATACGCAAACGCGATGGTTGTGAAAACAGAAAGAAATATAAAGATGGTGCATGGTTAAATCCTAAACACTATGAACAATGGGCAATCAGCAGCCAAGCCTCGAATAGAGGAAGGTTCAACGACTATCTCAAGAGTGAGAGTACACCGCAAGCGACTGGCGGTGGAAGTGGTAGGCATCTAAAAATATGTGATAATAGATGAAGATATAGTCTGTGCTTCTATCGAAAGATAGAGAAGTAGAAATACTGGTTATGGAGTGGCGTCCATTGTGTTTATTGAGTAGAGAAAAAAGGGAGTAGAATATGGGTAAAGCGATTAATTTGGAAGGATGTAGATTTGGAAGACTACTCGTCCTTGAACAGGCAGAAAGTAGATATGGAAAGGACGGGAAGCCGAGGCGGAGATGGAGATGTGTATGCGATTGCGGTAATGAAGTATTCGCTACCACTCAGGATCTCCGGAAGGGTGATGTACAGTCGTGTGGGTGTTACCACGACGAATGCACACGCAACAGAATGACAATACATGGAGATTCCGGTAATAAGCTGCATAATATATGGAAGGCCATGCGTCGCAGATGCAAAGACGACGGTCAGGCTGATTATAGGTATTACGGAGGCAAAGGAATACGCGTGTGCGAGGAGTGGGATAAAAACTATTCTGAATTCAAAGCTTGGGCTATCAATAATGGATATTCTGATGGTTTGACGATTGACAGAATAGACGTAAATAAAGATTATTGTCCTGAGAACTGTAGGTGGGCATCCATGACGGAACAGGCCAATAATAGAACATCCAATATCGTAATCTCAAATAATGGCGAAACTCATACTCTTATGGAGTGGTCGATGATATATAGTATCCCATATTCAACTCTATATATGCGCCTGAAAAGTGGTAAAAGCTTCGAAGAGGCGATTAAACTCAATAAATCAACCTAACATTACAGGATGAATATTTCAACACCATGGTTGATTTCCGCAATGTCGCTCTGGGCGACCAGAACCTGTTCACCGTTGAGGACGATAACCTGTTTACCGTTGCCGACGCAGCCGAGGGCACTCTCGGTATTCGTCGTCAGCGCCTGAGCGGCTACCATCAGATTTCAATTCCGACATCCTTCAAGATTGTTCGGATCTATGACGAGATGAATCGTGTGCTGTCTGGTCAGGTTGATTTCAATTACTTTATCAATAAGGTTGGCGATTCCTTCCGCCGCAAGCTGCTGGATGACATCTATGCGCTGTGGCTGAATGCTACCGCCGATGACTTTGGTGGGGAAGAGTATTTCCCGACTGCTGGCCCCTACGACGAGGATGCTATGCTTGAGCTGGTTTCCCATGTGGAGGCTTCTGCCAGCGGCAAGCCCGCGACCATTATCGGTACCAAGGTTGCCCTGCGCAATCTGGCTCCTGCGATCCAGGGCAATGACAGCAAGAATGACCTGTACAATATGGGTTATTATGGCAAGTTCTACGGCACTCCCGTTGTGGCTCTGCCCCAGCGCCACAAGATTGGTTCTACCGATTTTGTGTTTGCTGACAACCTGATCACTGTCGTCGCTGGCGATGAGAAACCCTTGAAGGTGATTTATGAGGGCGATTCCACTGTGATTCCCGGCGATCCGCTGCGCAACAAGGATATGACCCAGGAGTACGTGTACGCTGATCGCTACGGCACCGGCATCATTCTGGCCGGTGGCGGCGCAGGTATCGGTCGTTACACCCTGCCCAAGAACAACTAATGGATCGTACCCTGGATATCTACGGACCCAGGGTCAAAATATCTTAGAGCCGGGCATCAATCCCGGCTCTATTGAATGAAAGGAAGATTTTATGGCGAGGACAAGTTCGAACAGGGCCGCAGTCAATAAAGCAAAGATGGTTCAAGCGGCCAGCGAGGATATAAAAACAGATGCAAATGATGTAGTCAAGGAAAATGGCGAAGATACGCGGAAGCAGGCATTTGTTGTAAAACAAACTGATCTTGATCCAAATATGTATGTTCCTGTCAGAAACGGGTTCAACGGTAAACTGATTTACAAGAGTACCAAAACCGGCGAGCGCTATGTATGGGAGCGGTTTGGCGAGGAACAGGATATGGAATTGAGAGAGCTGCGTGCCGCAAAAACATCATATAAAGCGTTCTTTGAAAACAACTGGTTCATGATCGACGACCCTGAGGTTATCGCATACCTTGGCGTTGAGAGATTTTATGAAAACGCATTGAAATACGACGAGTTTGCTACACTGTTTGAAAAGAGCCCTGAGGAAATTGAGAATAAATTGAATGCGTTATCCAAGGGCCAGAAAGCGTCTGTGGCCTATATGGCAAGACGAATGATCCGCGACGGCGGGATTGATTCCATCAAGGTAATCAATACAATCGAAAAGACACTGAACATCGTTCTGATTGAGAGGTAGGGTGATCGCTATTGAAGGTTTCATACGATAGATTCACCGAGGCCTTTCTGTCGAAAATTACAGAGTACAATTTTTTGGCGCTTGCCGAAGAAGACAGGCAGGCACTTGTAGACGGTTATATGAAGCGTGCCGCTTCTAAATTCAGCGAGGTATGCAAGTTCAATATTGCCGATGGGAACGACGAAGACAGAGAATATGATTTTGAGAATGCCACCTATGACGAGGTTGAAGAGATTGTTGACATTGTTACAGACGGCATGTTGGAGCAATGGCTAAGGCAGCATCTATACAAGCAGGAGAATCTTGAGAATATGTTGAACACAGCTGATTTCTCGCATTACTCACCTGCGGAATTGACGTATCGAATTACGAATGCGTACAAAATGTGTAAGAAGGATTATATCAGTCGCATACGCGAATACTCATATCGCTATGGCGACCTAACGGATTTACACCTATGATGAGCAAATATGATATCGATATCAATGATGTAATGCTAAAAAACAAGCTTAACGCCTTAGTTAACCAATTCTACAAGATCCTTCCGATAAAGGAGTCTGGTGAGCCATCTCTGTTACAATATATGAAAAGCCTTCAGAGAGAAATGCTTGGATGCAAATCGTTGATACTTGCGCTTGAAAACGATGCTCAGTATCTAACGCTGTTATCTATTCTGCAATACATGATAGATCATGATTGTGACGTTGCGACCGTCAAAAGCGACGTGTTTAAAGCAATTGGGATCATTAAAAGAATGCAAGCCAAGCTTGATCAAAATACCGAGAGGTGAACTGTATGGGCGGATGGGATACATATGAACGATACAGGGATGCGCTCGGGAAGACAAAACGTGACATGTGGGTGCAGAATACGAGAGCGAATTACGCACGCAAGATGATAGAATCACCATCATTCAGGAATGTGAAGATCAATGATATTGAGCAGGGTGTCTGCATAGTACATACCGCCGAGATGGACCAAAAGAAAATATACTCCTTGCCAGGAGAACATCTTGAGCATGGCGGTTTAGTTGACTTTGCGGATAATAAGTGGCTCATTACCGAGATGGACGCTGATAATATCATCTATGATAAGGGAATCATGCAACAATGTAATCATATTCTTCGGTGGATCGGTAAGGACGGCACGCTGAAGGAAAAGTGGTGCTATGTCGCGGATGGTACGAAGTATCTAATCGGCGAGAAGACCAAGGAGTTTATGACGATAGGTGACGCTCGAATTGCGGTCACTATCGGCAAAGATCAAGACACTATAGAACTTGAGCGCGGGTTGAGATTTCTGATCGATGATACCGACTCAGATGCTGTATTGGCGTATCAAATTACAAAGCCAAATAAAATGTACAATGTGTTCAAAGGTAAAGGTGTATTCAGATTTATTCTGAACGAGGTACAGCTGACTTCAGAAGATAACAAACAACTGAGAATCGCCGACTTTAGCAAATGGAAGCCGAGCATGCAGTTGGACAGCGATCATAAGGATAGTGAATACACCGTGGCAGAAATTGTAAGTATGGCTACGGAAGAAGCGGCACAGCCTCCGGATGATGATAAGGAGGTGTGGCTGTAGTGAACCTCGAAGAATTCTTTGATTACAAGAATCTGATGGTTAAAGATATATGCAGCAACGATACCATCGTTAAAGCGTTGACTGAAAATGAGAATGCGTCTGTGCCCAATCATCAACTTCCATATACTCAGGTGTTCCCGTATGAGTTTATACCCGAAACTGTGAGTGAAGCAAAGACTTTTATTTGCTGCGACGTGGATATAGTTTCGGTTCCAAGCAATACATATTATATTCCTGTTTTGTACATTTGGATTTGTACGCATAAGAGTAAGCTTAGGATGCCAGGTGGCGGTGTGCTGCTGGACAAGCTATCTGCTGAGATAGACAAGATACTCAACGGTAACAGGTACTATGTACTCGGAAAGCTTAAACTAAGCTCTGCGGGTAGGTTTGAACCGACCACTGATTATCTCGGGCGTGTACTGGTATATAGAGGACTTGATTTTAACAAGATGGGTGCAAAGGATCGGATACCCTCAAACAGAAAGCGTGGGTTGTGATGAGTGGCATTCTGTTTGACAACAAGATCAAAGTCAATGACGCAATCTCAATTCATATACCATCTGTATTGGATGTGTGGAAACGCGAGGATGATTTCTTCTCGGCTGTGACTTCAATAATATCTACGCCATACGACATGATGGTTCAGCTGGACGACATGAATATCGATTTTACGAAGATCGATGAATTCGAGTTGTTCTGTATGTTGTTCGGTGGTCTAAAAGAATCCGGTGGGGATATGTTGTTTGGAGATTTGGATTTATCCGCCTTTCGTATCGCGTTTAATAAGAACACAAACGAGATGGTTCTTTGGGATCAAGATCGCGATATAGTAATCGATAAGGCATTACATAGTGAAATAAGCGGTATAGTACGAAAGATTGTACAGATCCCAAAGGAAGTCAAGAAGCCAGGCAATGAAGAAGGCAAAAAATACATGATACGAATTGCGCGAATGAATCAGAAAAGACAAGCGAGGCTATTGAAGAATAAAGACACAACACAGCTTGAGGATATCATTATCAGTCTCGTCAACACACAAGAGTTCCCGTATGACTTTGAGAGTGTAAAGGGGATAACTATATACCAGTTATACCTGAGTCTCAACCAGGTTGCTCACAGGATAAACTATGGGAACGTGATGCATGGATATTATGCGGGAACAGTAAAGATGGAAGATATAAAACAATCCGATAGGACATGGGTAAAATCATAAGGAACAACATTAAACTGCCAAACGGCAGTTTATATATAACTATTTTCAAATGAATATAGGAGGAATGAATATATGTTGAATGTGAATGACATCACCATTACCAGTCTGGACATCATCACTGCTTATTCTCTGGCCGGCGTTCCGCGCTTCATCCTGGACGAGCTGTCCGACGCGCAGATTTCCAATACCCAGGAGAAGGAAGACATCACCGGTAAGGGTGGCCGCAAGCTGAATTCCCTGAAGAAGAACAAGGCCGTCACCGTGTCCGGTACCAACGGCATGCTGTCCGCTGGCCTGCTGGAGGCTCAGACCGGCAGTGAGTTTGAGCATAAGGCTGCTGCGCCTGTCGAGTGGTCCGAGTCCCTGGTGATCAACAGCAACAAGGCTGCGACCAGCTACAAGGCCGTGGGCACCACCGGCGCTGAGATCACCGCGCTGTATGTGAAGGACAACACCGGTGCCGCTTCCACCAAGCTGGAGCAGGCTGCCACCGCCGCCGAGGGCAAGTTCGCCTATGCGCCCGCTACCAAGGAGCTGACCTTTGCCGAGAGCACCTATGCTGACGGCACCGAGATCGTCGTGTTCTATACCCGTAAGGTCGAGGCCGACCAGCTGGGCAACGACAGCGAGAAGTATTCCGAGAAGCTGCGCCTGATCATCGACGCTACCGCCGAGGACAAGTGTTCCAACGTGTACCACCTGCAGATCGAGATCCCGAAGGCCGACTTCAACGGTGACTTCGATATCGCTATGGGCGACAGCCAGGCGACCCACGCCTTCGAGGCCGAGTCTCTGGTGAGCTCCGCGACCTGCGGCACCACCGGTGGCGCGACCAACCTGTGGACCTGGACCATCTTCGGCGCCAATGTTGAGGATGCTGCCTAATTCGAGGTGGTAACCCATGGCGAAGACGATGTTGATTTGTAAGGCGTGCGGCAAGGAGTATGAGGCCTGCCGCACGCCTAATCCTGGAGTCTTTCGCTGGAGGGACGTGGCGTGTTCGTTGGATTGCGCTCGTCAATACATTCACGATGTAATGGTCGCACGCGGAGAAATCACCGAAGAGCCCACAGAGCCTGATGTTAAGACTGAAGATAATACCGAAGTAACAGAAGGCGCAGAGAAAACCGAGTCCGAGCCTGTTGTGACCGAAAATACAATCGAAACAAAAGCTGCGAAGACCAGCAGGAAGAAAAAGCAATGATATATTGAGGAGGGAGAAATATGATGACGGTCATATGCTCTCTCCTTTTTTATGCAATATACGAACGGAAGTGATGACTTGGAGGATATATGCCTGATTATAGATACAGATGTGTTAAAGGATTACTATGATGTATATTTTGAAATACATCCCAGAGCGCAGAAGGTTCCGCTTCCTTATCCATATCACGAATCCATAAACAAGTGGATGATTATGAAGCGTCCAATGATGAATGCTTTAAAGCAGAAATGGAAGGACTTTATTGTGTGGTTCGTAGACACACAAGGTTATACTAACCTACGCATCAAAAAATGCGATATCGAGTTCAGAACTTTTTATTCTACCGGGCGAAGGCACGATACGGATAACAGCTGCCCAAAATTTGTGATAGACGGTCTTTGCGAAAGCGGAATGTTGGTTGACGATGACAGCACTCACGTTTCGTCGCTTCTGCTAAAATGCTTTGTTGACAGGGAAAGGCCGAGAACGGAAATATATATCAAAAATATAGAATTATAAGGAGAAAACGAATCATGAGCAAGATGAACAAAATCACTTTTAATATGGTTGCCGCAGAAATGGCAGAAGATATCATGACCGAAGTCTCATTCAGCGGAAAGAATAATGAGCTGAAGATAAGTGTCAGGCGGCGACTGGACTTCGAGGACGCGATGAAGTTTGTCAGGGATGTGGCCGCATCATGTACAGATGTAAATGAAGGGTTGTACATGCCAGAAGCCTTTGATTTTTCAGTCAAGGTCAACACGCTTGTGTATTATGCCGGCTTTAATAACCCAGATGATGTCCCCAAGGCATATAGCGTAATTTATGGGACTGACTTGTATGAGGTTGTTCGGGACGTAATCGATGAAGGACAGTATTTTGCCTTGGTTAGTGCCGCTAAAGAACGTGTAAGCAACAACAAGGAGATTCTGAATAATTCATATGCTGCCAAGATGAATGATCTGATCTACAAAATGGATGAGATCATGAACGAGGGAAACAGCGTTGTAAATGATATTACCAATGGAGCTTTGCAGGAGAAAATCAATGAGATGCTGCAAGCGGTAAATCTGCTTGGAAACCCATCAGGCAAAACGGAAGAGACGGATAATGTTGTTGCATTTCCGACAGGAGACAAAGCGTAATGGCGGGAAGGGTGTATAACAGCATAGAAGAGTTTTACAGTGCTGTTGAAGCTGCAATCCCGATTGTGGCAGAAGAAGATATTGCACCATACGTAGAAGATATTTTGAGCAGTCATATTGAGAGCGATATATATGGTGTCTATACACCAAAGCCAAACGGATGGGTAAATGGTACATATCACAGGAGACATGCTTTAACTGGTGGCATTCAATCTGTATTCGACGGCACGACGCTGTCTACCACAAGTGTGGCGGCTCCGAGTGCAAGCGTTACCGGCGCTGCCACCTGGGGTAGCAGCACTGGCGCTTTCTTTGACCTGCTTGCAAGTGGAAACATGGGCTTGTGGAGGGGAGGCTTCGCACGCCCTGCCGTGGATAAAGCACAGGCAGAAGTAGATGGAAGTATGAGTGTATTAGAAAATATATTTCAAAAAGGACTTGATGCCATATTGGGGTAGAAGCCAATGATTCATCAGTCCTTTTATATTTTAAGGATGGTGATATGATTGGCTGATATTAAAGTTGGATTCAAAGCCGATCCATCAAGCTTAAGCAATATACTAAGTGAAATTCAAAAAACAGTAGGTAACGGATTAAATGATCTAAAGGTCAGTATTAAAGAGATCGATCTCGGAAATGCCGCAAATAGATTTGCGGATAGCCTGAACTCCGCTTTAAGCCAGATAGATTTTTCAAAGTCTCTAAAAATCGATGAGGCGCTTACAGGAACAAACGCGGCCCTTGGCGATTTAACAAAGCAACTCACAGAAGTCAAAACGACAATAGACCAACTGAACCGGTCATTTAATGATATTGGAAGTCGAGGCACTGCAGGACTGGACAGCATAATTGCAAGTATGCGCGAGCTAAACAGTCTTGTGCAGCAGATCAACAGCAAGGACTTCAATATAACAAACATGATGTCGTACCAGGCCGCTGGTTCTGGAAATAGCGGCATTGCGCTATACAGAGACCAGGCCAGAGAACTTCTCGGTGTATTGGAGCAACTCAGATCCGCCATGGATCAGATTGACAGCAAGACAGTTGGACGTATTTACACGGACATGAAGGCTCAGTTCGCCGAACTTGACAACATGAACATGGCTGACCTAAACAAGCGTATCGGCAATAAGACCGTGAGTGGCATACAGTCGATGATTGACGAGGCGCAGAGGTACAAGCGTGCAATGGAGGAAATCATCAACGCAGGAGCACAGCTCGGTTCAAATGTCGTGATGCCTGATACCACCGGCCTGGATCAAGCAACGCGGAAAATCACGGAGTTCGAGCAACGCGGCAAACAGGTTGAGCAAACATTTATAGAGGCAGCAGAAGCCACTACACGTCTATCGAATACAGCCACATCCGTAGATGGTGCACAACAGCAAATTGCAACTTCAACTGGTAACGCAAGTGAAACACTTACAGCGATTAAAGCCTTGACGGATGAAATTGGTGTTTCATTTCAATCACTGAAGAGTATTATCGATACGACATTTGACTTCACAAAAGCCATTAGCGGGATTACCGAACTCAAGAACGAGATTGAATCACTTGGGGCGAGCCTCGATGCGATGCAGAGCTCCTTGAGCAGGGCACGCAACGCAAGCGTTACCGCTGATGAGAGAGCCATGATTGCTGCCCAGAAGAAGCTGCTGTCGAGCGAATCGTCTGAAACCAAGCGGTCTTATGACTCGATGCTTCGCGGCGGATATGCCGGAGCCGAAGTAGACCAGATCAAACAAAAATACAGCGAACTGGTTGCGGCTATTGAACAGGTTAACGCAGCGAACAAGGCCGCTTCAAGCGAACAGATTTCGAACCTACAGGCCGAGGGTAACGCGATCCGTCAATCTATTGCGGCGATTCAGGAGAAAGCCGCTGCCGCGCAAGCAGCAGCAAGCGCGCAATCAAAGGCCAGCGATCGTGCGCGGAGAGATGCCGAAAATGAGAGCAAAGCACAGGAA